ACAGGTCCAGTACCGCCAGTAGGACCGGTAGCACCAGTACCACCAGTGGGACCGATATTACCTGCCGGTCCAGTAATACTGGATGCCGCTCCTACTGGAAATATTCTACTACTACCTCGGATTGCTGGCATAAAAAAGTTCCCAATTATGTACTCTAGTATATATCACTGATTATCCACAACTATCTAATCCAGAATTATATGAACCACCTTGACAACATCCGGTCTCGTCACTAGAGTGGCCAGGCATCCACAGATCAATGTTATGAGTATTCACACAAGCACAGTCGCCACCGCCGGCCGGGCATCCACCAGAACCTGTCAAACATCCCTGAGCGGTGAACTCGCAAGGAGGACTCCACGGATGATGTCCGGCATCGATCCAGTTTTGTATTTGACAGATATAATTAAAACACTCTGGGAATAGACAACTATAATAATTTCCTACTTCTTGATCAAAGAATCCACAATAACTGGAGTAGGGGCAGTTCGTAGCCGAACACCCAAGCAACTCGGAGAGTTCGTAGAGGCAGTCAATGAATAATCCTTCTTCATTAAAACACCCCTGTCCTGCTTCACGCATTATGGTTTCAGCAACCCAAGTACAGGTTCCGTTTTCATAATCAGGATGTACCGGCCACTCGAACGAGTTACCTGACTCCAACACAGATCTTTTATCTAAGTCTGGTTTCAGACACACACCACCCATTGATGGCGGCGGGTCCGGGAACCAAGTTCCGCCTTGCTCATTGCAGTTGGCAGCGGCATTCGGTCCGGGAGCAATTGTGATCCTGATCGCTGGACCAGGGGCACGGTGACCAGTTGGTGATAACCAGTCGCGGTTATCATCGACATCACCTTGTCCATGACAGCAACATATACGAGGTTCACCAGCACTGCTCCAAGGTGTTCCACCACCTACTACTCTCCACCATACATGGTTGTCGGTATGACAACCGTCGTATTGACTACCAGCACACCCCGCAGCGCCGGATCCCGGGCAAGTATAACCAAGTAAATCGCAATAATCCTCGCACGATTGTTCTGTGTTTATTTCGTCTCCATTATCATCATGTGTTCTACAATCTGGAACTTGAGTGAAGAATGCATGTAATAGATCAAATGGTCCACCCGGATCCGGATCAAGATTCCAATCTAATCCTTGAGATCCTCCACCACAACAGGCAGGATCTCCGGAATTGCCGGTACAATTCACACACTGACCTCCCTCGATGTCGGTATTGCAGCACTGATCAGTACCACAGTCATCGGGTCCAATGCAACATACTTCACATAGTCCAGCAGTGATGTTGCAGCATGGAGTAGCACCAGAGCAATCTGAATCAAACTCGCAACACGCCACACAAGTTCCGTCCTCGCAACATGGTTTTCCAGTGAAGCCATCACAGTCAGAAGTTTGTCCGCTTCCGGTGCATTCCGGTACGGGTTCACCACATTCGCTGTTAGAACCACACACCAACCCTGTTGGACAATCTGCATCCTCACAACAAGGAGTGTATGGATTATTTGTTTGTTCCCACACGTTTCCGTTTCGTTCATATGGATAAGTAAACCGATCCGGTGGACATTTTAGGCAACCCCCATCACCAATATGGGTTCCAGTATCACATGCATTAAATTCCCATGCCCACTGATCTAACGCGGTATTATCCCTTACGAATTCGTAACACAATCTAACATCATTATATGGTAGATCACCAGTACAAATGGCACTGAATGTGGTAGTGACTTGCCAACAACATTCTCGCTCATGTCCACAGGAAGCACATGCGTTGTCTGCCCAAGTAACATTGCCGGATAGTAACCATGCTATCCAGTCGCCTGTATCAAGTCCTTCCCCGGCCCAATATTGTAGCATTTCATTAAACTTAATTTGCGTGCATTCATCTTGTGTAATATTCTGATGACACTCTGCCCACGGGAAGTTAGGTCCACCGATACAACAATCCTTTCGAGGTTCTGCCGGACAATCAGCACATCCATTAGTTCCTTCGGTCCAGCAACTACTACCACCGCATCCTGTAGCACCGAATTCGGCATCACACTCTGCTTGTGTATCATATGTTTCTGATCCATCACAGATTCCCGTGGTGTTGTATCCAGTACAACAGTATCCGGTCGGTTCTGCACATCCAGCACATGCATTGTCGCCCCACTTTTCACTTGGCATTGTCTGTCCTTCTGCGTTCCAGATATCTTGACATGCTTGTTGCGTTATTGCTAACTCATCATCCCCGATACATGTCCAGTTCGGTGTACAACACTGTGCGGTTGGTGTTGGAACACAATCACTACATGCGGCCGCATCCCATACTTCTCCAGCGGATTCACATTGGAATTCAGGAACGTATATCGGATTATTTTTTTCGTCAACATCGCACGCTGCATCTACGGTGTCATAGCCACGACAACACTGTCCCCAAGCAACACACTCAGCACATGTGTCCATCCACTCTCCACCTAAACCATTACAATGATTGAAAGTTACTTCCTCACCGCCGTTGAGACAACCAGCACCCGGTGTTTGATAATTCAAGCAACACTTCTTGGTATCGACACAGTTCGCACACTGGTAGTTCCAGTATGTGTCAGCGTCTCCTGTTAGATCCTGACACTCCTGATACGTTTTGTTTTGTTGACATGAAGCGGTTGGTTCGCCATAGTCCACACAACATGTGCTTACCATTTCGACGGGTTCATAGGTAACAGTGAATGTAGGATCGGTTTCACCAGTTACTGTTCCGTCCGGAAGAATTGCAGACCCCCAAAGTCTTTTCTGGGTTGCGGTGAACCATGCGTCATTCCACGGAAAGTCGGGAACATACTCACCACACTCATCTCCCTCACACGAAGAAACCATACCCTCGCCGACCTCACTGAAGTATCTCCAAATGTTTGCCTGGTTCCCGGGCATATCGCCCAGTGACGAATATGATTCGTAAACATACACATTTCCGTTGTTTGTGTTTCTAACTCTGAGTGTTATCTTAGAACCAGCAGCATCATCATCAGTTTCGTCCTCGGTATCCCAAGGATTACCCCAAGCACTATCTACACTTGGATCTTGTCCAAGGAAATTGTTCCTAGTCCACACATTATCATTCAATACCCATTCTGTTCTACTAAATCTTCTACCTCTAAACGTATCGACTATTGGTATGTCTCCAATTCCTTGATTAAATATAATCAGTCTTCCGCCAATAGAAGCATCACTGCCATCAATAGGTCCGCAGTCTCCTGCGTTGCACTCCCATATGGTAGAATTGAAATTCAGTTGGGTTCCGCCGTTATTAGGGACACTTGCAAATTCACCACACATGTCGAACGCACAAGACTCGGCACAGCATCCGCAACAGCATCCCATTCCCTCATCGCAGTCATCGTCATAGTCACATTCTAGTGCGAACTCCTCACAACTCGAACAATCATCGCAACTACCGTCTTCAGTCCAAACTCCACCTTCAAGAATTGTACACTCAAACCGAGTGATGTTTCCGCCTTCGGTTAAGCACTGATTACCAAGACAACACGAACCGAAGGCATTCTCGAAGGTACAGTCGGTACATGAGTTATGTACTGGTGTTTCTGTCCACCGAACACCGGGATGGGTGTTTGGTACGACGTTATCATTACAGGGAGTTCCACAATCACCTCCGGGGACAGTCTCGACCCACGGGATCCAGTAATCATCACATTCTTGTTCTGTCACAAGATCACCTGTACAGCAGGTGTGTAGACAACCGAAGCAATCTGAAGAATCGCCGCAAGGACAAGTAACGGTCTCTGCACCCCTACATTTTCCATCAATGTCACAGAAGCACTGGCCGCTCCCGTTGTTACAGTCACTTGATGTAGTGCAATCCTGCGTTCCATTGCAATATTCAACAACCTCACCGCATAGACGGAACCCATATCCCTCTGGCGGCCAGAAGCGACAACATGTTCCTACTGGATCTGGTACGGGACAATTAGGTCCATCACACCATGCACTTTGACTACATTGACTACATGAATGATTTCCGCCGCCCGGTACTACTGCGTCACATTCTGATGGCGTAAGATCTTCACATCTGGGTGTCCAATCATTTGTTGTACCTTCTACCCAGCAACACTTTCTCCTTGCACAATCCGAACAATCGCATACACCATTATTATAAGTATCTGTAGTCCAAGTAACTCGAACACCTGGCTGCTCTAGGGCAAGACAAGGACCTTGTTCTTCTGGGAAACATGATCCCACAGGCCTTTCAGGGAGGTTACTGTCTTCCATGCAGCAACAACCAAGTGGATCTGTGTTGCATGTGAAACACAGATCAGTGTCCCAGTTATGATCTGCCCCGCCTGCTTCGTTAGTACACCATTGTTCGTCTACGCCAGGGTGACATGCTACGTTGGGTATGCAACAGTCTCGACAATCGGCAGCAGAAGCATAACAATCAATACAGAATAATTCTTCGTTATTCGCATTCCATGACCCACCTAGATTGTTGATACATTCCGCTTCAGTTGTAAGACCTAACTCGTCGAAGCACTCATGATTACACGAATCTGTTCTAACACAACACTCGCGTAACACACAACCAGTAGTACAATCCTCAACGACATTTCTTTCATAATCCGGGCCCGTTGTGCAGGTGGAGTTGCTATAATACCAGAGACAACTCCCTTCGGTATCGCAACAGGTATTCTGGGTTTCAAACTCACCAAGTCCTTCTATGCAGCAATTAACTGCTCTACATTGGTTTGTACATGCATTATCGAATTCATTATCATCCCATTGTCCTGCGCCTGGATCGTATATGATAGAATCGTCGCCTGATGTATCGCAGTTATATGCTTCGGTTTTTACACAATCACCGAATTCGATTTCACCACCACCCGTACAGCAACCAACATACCTACATTCGGTGCAATTACCAGCAAATTGATCTCCATTTGAATCACAGTATGTTTCGGTCACACCAGCACTGCATGTTCCTGTCTCTGGATCTTCACAGCAAGTCACTGAAGATGAATCACATGTACTACAATCTTCTAAAGTACCACCAGCATCCAAGCAAGATGCTTCAGTATGTACACCTGTTTCTGAACCTACACACTCTCCATCTTCCGCGAAACAACAATCTACATAGGCGCAGTTGTTAGAACCATTACAATCATGTACGAGACCGAATACCACCCCACCCTTGTTACTACAATCATTCGGGTGCATAGAAACACACTCACCATCCAGGCAACATCCTCGATTCCAACACCCCTCCGAATACGAATTACAACTGTTAACAACATATCCATACAAATCTGCGCCGTTAGCACACGAAACGTCGTTAACGACTTCACCTGTTGTACATTGAACTGATACAGCGTCATTGCATCCACCAAGGCAGCAATCACATATATCGAGATCGCCGTCGCCGGATGTGTCCTCGCAAGGATCACAATTAAAGTGGGTGACTCCTTGACCATGATGAGTCACCCTCGTAGTGAAACATTCTTCTCTAGTACGATTGTTACATGTATCACACGAATTCGCGCCTTGCCCCTCACCACATCCTCGATTAAGACAACACGTTACTTCTTCACAATAGTACATGTAACGAAGTGTATCTGGATCAGTCTCATCACCAGTCCAATCATTTCCGTTGCCGTCTACGGTAGGAGGAACATCCAGATCGTCTAGAATCAGTCCTGAGCAGTTTGCTCTTGTCTTGGGGTTCGACTCACCGTTCTCACAACACGAAATAGTACCGCAGTTCTGTCCACAGTCTCCGACTCCGGTCGATCCGTCAGGACAATCTACTCTAGGCACGGTATCACATACCTTCTCGTCTTCCGGTACATTCGGATCCTGACAGCAGTTTATTACTTGGCAGTCTGTGCAGTTGGTAGCATCCCGAACAGCAGTAATTCCGTTTGTTCCTATAAGAGTATTACAGTCAGTTACTTCACCCTGTGAACATCCACAACATTCGGTATTACAATCTGTACAACTACTCTGTTGGTAAGTACCCCAATTTCCATTTTGGTAAACACAGCATGTTACTGTGTTGTCGGTGCAATTATTATCATCACATTCTGTTAGAACAGTATCAGGACAAGCAGGCCCAGCACCATTGTCATCTCCACCACTCTGTGTATAGTCAGTGCAGTTTAAAATACCACCAACGGGATTACAACAGGGGACTGCTTCACATCTGCCTGTATCCAGACATGATCCCACAGTCGGATATGTAGTACCATTACAGTTTTCATTTGTGCTTTCTAAGCATTGACCATTTTCGCAACATCCCTTTAAGGTACATTGACTATTGCAATCGGTAATTTCTGTTCCGTTATTGGTAGAGTTGAAACAAGTTTCTCTTGTCACATCAGACAAACAAGTGTTATTGTCGGTGCAGCATGTTATAAGTTCACAGTAGTACTCATATCGTGTATATCCCTCGGGGGGTTCTGGGAATTGCTCCTCATCATCAAGATTCGTACCACTACACTCATATTCTAATTCAGAACTAGATGATCCATTGACACAACATTCAATATACCTACATTCAGATTGTGGGATGCCTACATCACCACCATTCTCGGGACATGTTAGTTCTGTATATACATCGTTAGTCCATGATCCGTCGATACAGCACGGAACTCGTTCAACATTATCACCGCAGTATGAATCACAATCATCCTCTTCTCCGAGATAGAATGTTGTATTTGAGAATCCAGAACATGCTCTTGCCCATCCACCGTGAGTACCACAGGCATTTTCCCAGTTAGGTTGTCTATTTTCCCTACCAAGGCAGCATGGTTCACCTGCATCGTTTTCTTCGTTGCATCTAAACAAATTCAATGGCGATGACCACCAACCCTCATCATCGATATCAGAGTATCCTCTACAGCAAGTTCCTTTCTGCTCACATATGCTTGCTCCGAGATTCTTGCAAGTATAATACTCCTCTTGTCGAGTCGAAGCAATGCAGTCTGGGTTGCCCGGTTCACAGTCCTCACTGTTGTCAACACCATCGGGGGTTGTGCATCCATAGTAGTTCGCAGCACACTCTTCTGGTGTTGCGGGGGCGCAGTTTGTGTTGCTCCCCATGAATGTCTTCGTATATGCGTAAACTCCGCCTTCTTCTATGGGAGCAAGTGAGTTGGGAAGAACGGCGCAGTTGAGTTCGTCTGTACACTGTCTATCGACATGTGAAAGAGAACAGTCTTCTTCGTCTGTTGCGAGTTTACAAGTAATGGGGTAGAACCATTGACTCTGCCCATCACCATAACCACCAGAAAATACACCTGCTGGATAACAGCAAGCACCAAATGCCTCGCATGAACCTGCGGGTGGTCCTGATCCATCGTTATCGATACAGTCGTTTTCTATATCTGTCCACTTGTTTCGTCTCTTACCGCAGCAAGGACCGGAAGGATCACACCCCGTCACGGTGCCTGTTGTTTCTGTTGATGGTGTAGAGTAAGCATTTACATCTTCAATACACCACTCTGGTCCGACACATTCTTCTTCAGTTGTGTATCGGGGAGCATCACCGTTTGCGTAACAACACACACCGATGTTTTCCTCAATTCCCTGCTCACAATAATCGCAACTGGGGTTTTCGGAACTCCAAAGATGATCGTCAGGACAATTGTTTTTAACATCTACACCCAAACATCTACATTCGCCGTCACATGCTGTCTGTGCGAGGGTGCAATACGGAGTACAGCAAGATCCTACTATTATTTCGCAATTACTACAATCTTCACCGTCTGTCCATTCGACATTCTCAATACCATAAGTATCATAACACTCTGTCATGGTAATTGCAAAATCACTGGCACATCCGCTTCCGTTTATATAACAACAACTTCCAGTGTTGTCTGCCGTACAGTCTACGTTTTCGCATGTCTCTCCTACTTCACCAGTGGGTGTTCCGCCGCTTTCTGTGCAGTTCTCTGGTAATAGTTCTATACACGAATCATCACCATAACAGCAGGGTTGACACTGTGGCCCAAGGGTTCCAGCACAACTCCTATCAGGCAATTCACCGCTATAACAACACGACCAGCAAGTTCCATCTGCAAGAACAATTGTGCCGCATGGGTATGTGTTTTTACCCGTATAGGGAGGATCTACTGGATCACCCTCTTCGCATCTTACTCTGCAAACGCCATCACAACAACGATATCCTTCACCGCAGATATGATCATCATCACATCCGCCGCCACCGCCGCCGTCACAGTCAACACATTTCTGGTTTGTTCCACAACAAAGATTGTTTCCGGTACAGTCGGTGTCTTGCATACAACCACATCCGTTTGATCCTTCACATTCACCAGAACATGCATTTGTACATGTGCAGTCGTTAATTCCATCACAACATTCATCGCCTGGTTCACATCCACTGCAATCGCACGCACCATCTATACAAACACATTCATCACCAA